TGACGCGCCCAGCTCTGAGCCTCAAGACGATCCTGAATGTAATAAGCGTTCATGGCTGAACTCCTGAAAATGGCTGTGAAAATATCGCCCGCGAAATGCCAGGCTGATTAGGAAAACAGGAAAGGGGGTTAGTGAATGCTTTTGCTTGATCTCAGTTTCAGTATTAATATCCATTTTTTATAAGCGTCGACGGCCTCACGAAACATCTTTTCATCGCCAATAAAAGTGGCGATAGTGAATTTAGTCTGGATAGCCATAATTGTTTGATCCATTTTTTGGGACTCCTGGCTGATTAAGTATGTCGATAAGGCGTTTCCATCCGTCACGTAATTTACGGGTGATTCGTTCAAGTAAAGATTCGGAAGGGCAGCCAGCAACAGGCCACCCTGCAATGGCATATTGCATGGTGTGCTCCTTATTTATACATAACGAAAAACGCCTCGAGTGAAGCGTAATTGGTATGCGGTAACGCCGCGCTCAGGCGGCCTTGATAGTCATATCATCTGAATCAAATATTCCTGATGTATCGATATCGGTAATTCTTATTCCTTCACTACCATCCATTGGAGGCCATCCTTCCTGACCATTTCCATCATTCCAGTCGAACTCACACACAACACCATATGCATTTAAGTCGCTTGAAATTGCTATAAGCAGAGCATGTTGCGCCAGCATGATTAATACAGCATTTAATACAGAGCCGTGTTTATTGAGTCGGTATTCAGAGTCTGACCAGAAATTATTAATCTGGTGAAGTTTTTCCTCTGTCATTACGTCATGGTCAATTTCAATTTCTATTGATGCTTTCCAGTCGTAATCAATGATGTATTTTTTGATGTTTGACATCTATTCATATCCTCATAGATAAAAAATCGCCCTCACACTGGAGGGCAAAGAAGATTTCCAATAATCAGAACAAGTCGGCTCCTGTTTAGTTACGAGCGACATTGCTCCGTGTATTCACTCGTTGGAATGAATACACAGTGCAGTGTTTATTCTGTTATTTATGCCAAAAATAAAGGCCACTATCAGGCAGCTTTGTTGTTCTGTTTACCAAGTTCTCTGGCAATCATTGCCGTCGTTCGTATTGCCCATTTATCGACATATTTCCCATCTTCCATTACAGGAAACATTTCTTCAGGCTTAACCATGCATTCCGATTGCAGCTTGCATCCATTGCATCGTTTGAATTGTCCACACCATTGATTTGTATCAATAGTCGTAGTCATACGGATAGTCCTGGTATTGTTCCATCACATCTTGAGGATGCTCTTCGAACTCTTCAAATTCTTCTTCCATATATCACCTTAAAGAGTGGATTGCGGTAGTAAAGATTGTGCCTGTCTTTTAACCACATCAGGCTCGGTGGTTCTCGTGTACCCCTACAACGAGAAATCGGATAAACTCTATTCACCCCTACAGAGAGCAAAAGAGAAACGCCGATGAACAACTCATGGTGGCAGGAACTAATGCATTTTTTCCTGCAAGGAATGACACTTAAACAGTTGATTCATATGCTAATCATCCTGATCATATTGATTATTGTTATGCCGGTAAGCGTAAAAGAATGGATAAACCTGCATAATCCAGAAATCCTTCCTCATTACTGGATGTATTACATCCTGTTGTTTTGCGTTAGCTATGTGCTTAACGGCGTTGTTAATTCCGCTTATCACGCTGTGACTGAAAGAATTGAGGTATTCGCTGCTCAGAAGCGCAAATCTAAAGAAGAAAAATATGTGCAAGATTTGTTTGATTCGTTAACTCTTGGAGAAAGAGCGTATTTGGCATTCGCTGTAGCCGCTAATAACCAGCTACAAACGGAAAAGGGCGCTCATGAATCAATTTCATTGCTCAAAAAAGGACTCCTCGTTCGAAGGCCTCCTGCTGTTGGATATCCTGATACCGACCGTTTCGTTATCCCTGAAAGCTATAGACATGAGTGCTACATTAGGTTTGCCGGGAAGGCAGACAGCCTTATGGATGAACTTATCGCTCAGGATAAGCATGGCAAAAACAAGTAATTAGCAAATGAATTTATCATCTCGCCGTCAGTTGTTTTGATTTCCGGTAGCCTGCCGCGTAAAGAGCTACGTTCGGAAGACAAGTTGAACCTTCATATTTTCTGGTCAACGTTGTCAGAGTTATCACTTCTGCTCTCATTGCTGGTTTGAGCTTGCATTGCAAGACCACTCGTGAAGGGGTTGGCCTGTGTAGCTTGTCGGAGCTGATCGCCTCCTGACTTTGCAGATTTGCGCGACGAGCTCTACGGCGAGAAGCTGCGGTGCCTTTAAATTCTGTTTTTCTGGACATGGATTCCTCCCGAATAAACTTTGGCGATGCAATCTCGAAGCTCCTCCTGAGACGGTTGCTTCGGCATTGCATCCCACAGCTTATGTGGTTGGGTGATCTGGCTTTTCAGCCACGTAGTCGAGAGTCGACGTTGTTTAAAGAGCCTGCCAGTCTGTTCCATTTGGCTTCCAGCGTCCTGCTGACGGTTAAATAGTACGATATGTACTTTACAAGATCAATACAATTTGTTGTAAGTTGGCGTGGTTTTTTATAACGCTTTGTATTTAATAGTGTTGTTTTTTAGCGTGGATGTATTGCCTCGGCGATGTAAGGAGAGATCAGAATTGCGTGGTTTAGTGGGTTGCATCTATTTATTTTTCAATAAATATAATTGGTTATGTGTTTTTAGGTGGGCGAACGTGAGGCAAAGAAAACCCGGCGCTGAGGCCGGGTTGTATTATGCTGCAAGTCTCTTAACCCAAGTCTCTCTTTTGGAGAATGGTAGAACTTGGCTTGATTCATGGAAGAGTAAGGAGAGTTGTTGCATTTGATCACCAATTGCTTCGCTGTCTATAACAACAAATCTGTTGTTATACTCCTCACTTGAAGCTTTAAGATCAATTAGTTTCCCAAGCAATGAGTAAGCACTATTCCAGCTTCCTCCGTGTTTCACGCTTGATGTAAAAACGTATTTAGGTATGTCGGTTTTTATTGTTACAGGGACGGTAATTTGATGTCCACTCAAGCCATATACGTTTTCACGAAGAGAAAGTGCGTCTCTAAGCTCTGTGTGATATAGATAATCAATAACCATACTTTCAAACTTTTCAGCTTGAACTGGCTGATACCAGTCTAACGACAAAGTTGATGCGAGTATACCAGCTCTAATTATGTTCGATGTAATCGCACCGACATCCTTTTCTGTTGCCCAAGCAATGATTTCTCCTCGAGCATTGAGTTCTGCGCCTTCTTTAAGCAGTAATTGTCGTATCTCATCAAGTCGTTTTTTGGTAAGCGAGATCCCTCTTGCCTCCATATTCATTAAGGCATCGCATCTGTCACTAACTAAATACCTACCATTGACTTCACGGATAAAGGCACCGACATGCTCTCCATCATCACAGTAAGTGAATGGACTGATAATTCTCAAGGTCTTGCCTATTGGATGGCATTCGAAACCTAGTTGTGAGATCACTGTTGAGCACATCATATTCCAAACCCCATTTGCCCCGACTCATCTTCAAGCGGTAAAGGTATTCTCCCAGAGTAAGTTATGTTCAGATGTTTACAGAAGTAATTCCAATACCCTACCAGGTCATCTGGGTTTATGTCATCTTCGATTGGAAACGCTATTCTATCACTATAGTATCCAGCTTCTTCATAGTATACATGGTAGTGAGCACCGTAAATGATATCTTGGTACTTCGGATGATCGACCTTGTAACTATTCGTGTGTTTGTCAAAGTGATAGGTATCTACCGCGAAAACCCTCTTGTTATGATAGAAAGCAATAATATTTATTTTAGGGTAAGAAATCGGGTCATCAGGTTCTGAATCCTGATCTGGTTTCCATTTCAGTTCAAACTTTAGCCCTTGTATAGGTATACAATCCTCATCCAAGGGGATGATATGGGCTTGTAGCCACATATCAGAGCGACTTGGTTTCTGTTTCCATTTAACGCCAGAAAAGTTAACTATTTTTTTACAATAAAGTACTTTATCAACTTCTACTTGGCTTGGCTGATAATCATCTATTTTTGCCAATGTTTACCGCCCTGTAAATTGTAGATAAAAGTGGTTTCATCACCCAAACGTCTCTTCAGGCCATTGGCTGGCGATAACTTTCCCCACAACGGAACAACTCTCATTGCATGGGATCATTGGGTATTGTGGGTTTAGTGGCTGTAGAAACACCTGACCGCTATCCCTGATCAGTTTCTTGAAGGTAAATTCATCACCACCAAGTCTGGCTATGCAGAAATCGCCGGGCTCAACAGCTTGCTCAGGGTCAACCAGAATTAACATCCCGTCAGGAAAGCTGGGTTTGGAACCTGTTGGTGCGGTCATTGAGTTACCTTCAACCTCAAGCCAGAATGCAGAGTCACTGGCTTTTTTGGTTGTGCTTACCAATCTCTCCGCATCGCCTTTGGTAAAGGTTCTGAGTTCTGGAGAGAACATCCCAGCCTGAACATGAGAAAAAACAGGGTACTCATATTGTTTTTTAACTGGGGCCGATGAGTATTCGCCAACAGGTGAAAATGTCCCGTCGTGGTTGAATGATATGTTATCAATACCAAGGTATTTAAACACCACACCAATATCACTAAGAGATGGATGACGAGATCCGCGCAACCAGTGTCCAATCCCACCCTGCGTCATACCTAGCTCTTCGGCTAACTTCTCTTGAGTTATGCCGAGCTCTTTCATTCTGGATCTAGCCAGTTCATACCATTTCATTTTCATGTCCTTATTATTACGCTCTGTACTGGAACCATCCATGCACAATGTGTATTTTTACTTGTATTCGCAAAGTACATATTGTATTTTTTTATTCGTGTTTACTATGGAGGGCATATGAGCAACCTACGAAAATATCGAGAGTCACTGAATATCTCTCAAACAACACTTGCTAAGGCAGTTGGATGCACACAGGGAGCTATCGGACATTGGGAATCTGGTCGTCGCTTCCCAGACCTTAAAACATGCCGTGCTCTTGTTGCGTGCCTAAACAAGTTAGGCGCAAAAGTCAGTCTTGATGACGTGTTCCCGCCGGAACACAAAGCCGCTTAATAAGCGGATCCGCTCTTTGTAACAACGGACATTCGTCCTACGTCGCTGAAAAGCGAGTTCCAAGATATCTGACCAACTAAGGCCATATGCGTTTCCACGCATACCTTTCAACTAACTATTCACTATTGGAAATCTTAAGAAATGGAAAGAACAAGTTACAGCAAACTATCACAGCGTGACGTTGATCGCGCAGAAACAGATTTACTTATCAATCTGTCAGCTATTACCCAGCGCGGTCTGGCAAAGATGATTGGCTGTCATGAATCGAAGATAAGCAGAACGGACTGGAGATTTATTGCTTCGGTCTTGTGTGCTTTCGGAATGGCATCAGACATCAGTCCGATTAGCAGGGCTTTTAAGTATGCGCTTGATGGACTCACCAATAAAAAACGCCCGGCGGCAACCGAGCGTTCTGAACAAATCCAGATGGAATTCTGAGGTCATTACTGGATCAATCCACAGGAGTCATTATGACAAATACAGCAAAAATACTCAACTTCTGCAGAGGTAACTTTGCCAAACAGGAGCGTAATGTGGCAGATCTCGATGATGGTTACGCCAGACTATCAAATATGCTGCTTGAGGCTTATTCAGGCGCAGATCTGACCAAGCGACAGTTTAAAGTGCTGCTTGCCATTCTGCGTAAAACCTATGGATGGAATAAACCAATGGACAGAATCACCGATTCTCAACTTAGCGAGATTACAAAGTTACCCGTCAAACGGTGCAATGAAGCCAAGTTAGAACTCGTCAGAATGAATATTATCAAGCAGCAAGGCGGCATGTTTGGACCAAATAAAAACATCTCAGAATGGTGTATCCCTCAAAACGAGGGAAAATCCCCTAAAACGAGGGATAAAACATCCCTCAAATTGGGGGATTGCTATCCCTCAAAACAGGGGGACACAAAAGACACTATTACAAAAGAAAAAAGAAAAGATTATTCGTCAGAGAATTCTGGCGAATCCTCTGACCAGCCAGAAAACGACCTTTCTGTGGTGAAACCGGATGCTGCAATTCAGAGCGGCAGCAAGTGGGGGACAGCAGAAGACCTGACCGCCGCAGAATGGATGTTTGACATGGTGAAGACCATCGCGCCATCAGCCAGAAAACCGAATTTTGCAGGGTGGGCTAACGATATCCGCCTGATGCGTGAACGTGACGGACGTAACCATCGCGACATGTGTGTACTGTTCCGCTGGGCATGCCAGGACAACTTCTGGTCCGGTAACGTGCTGAGCCCGGCCAAACTCCGCGACAAGTGGACCCAGCTCGAAATCAACCGTAACAAGCAACAGGCAGGTGTGACAGCCTGCAAACCAAAACTCGACCTGACAAACACTGACTGGATTTACGGGGTGGATTTATGAAAAACATCGCCGCACAGATGGTTAATTTTGACCGTGAGCAGATGCGTCGGATCGCCAACAACATGCCGGAACAGTACGACGAAAAGCCTCAGGTACAGCAGGTAGCGCAGATCATCAATGGTGTGTTCAGCCAGTTACTGGCAACTTTCCCGGCGAGCCTGGCTAACCGGGACCAGAACGAACTGAACGAAATCCGCCGCCAGTGGGTTCTGGCTTTCCGGGAAAACGGGATCACCACAATGGAACAGGTTAACGCAGGAATGCGCGTAGCCCGTCGGCAGAATCGACCATTTCTGCCATCACCCGGGCAGTTTGTTGCATGGTGCCGGGAAGAAGCATCCGTTATCGCCGGACTGCCAAACGTCAGCGAGCTGGTTGATATGGTTTACGAGTATTGCCGGAAGCGAGGCCTGTATCCGGATGCAGAGTCTTATCCGTGGAAATCGAACGCGCACTACTGGCTGGTTACCAACCTGTACCAGAACATGCGGGCCAATGCGCTGACTGACGCGGAATTACGACGCAAGGCTGCCGATGAACTGACCTGTATGACAGCGCGAATTAACCGTGGTGAGACGATACCTGAACCAGTAAAACAACTTCCTGTCATGGGCGGCAGACCTCTAAATCGTGTTCAGGCGCTGGCGAAGATCGCAGAAATTAAAGCTAAGTTAGGACTGAAAGGAGCAAGTGTATGACGGGCAAAGAGGCAATTATTCATTACCTGGGGACGCATAATAGCTTCTGTGCGCCGGACGTTGCCGCGCTAACAGGCGCAACAGTAACCAGCATAAATCAGGCCGCGGCTAAAATGGCACGGGCAGGTCTTCTGGTTATCGAAGGTAAGGTCTGGCGAACGGTGTATTACCGGTTTGCTACCAAGGAAGAACGGGAAGGAAAGATGAGCACGAACCTGATTTTTAAGGAGTGTCGCCAGAGTGCCACGATGAAACGGATATTGGCGGTATATGGAGTTAAAAGATGACCATCTACATCACTGAGCTAATAACAGGCCTGCAGGTAATCGCAGGCCTTTTTATTTGGGGGAGAGGGAAGTCATGAAAAAACTAACCTTTGAAATTCGATCTCCGGCACATCAGCAAAACGCTATTCACGCAGTACAGCAAATCCTTCCAGACCCAACCAAACCAATCGTAGTAACCATTCAGGAACGCAACCGCAGCTTAGACCAAAACAGGAAGCTATGGGCCTGCTTAGGTGACGTCTCTCGTCAGGTTGAATGGCATGGTCGCTGGCTGGATGCAGAAAGCTGGAAGTGTGTGTTTACCGCAGCATTAAAGCAGCAGGATGTTGTTCCTAACCTTGCCGGGAATGGCTTTGTGGTAATAGGCCAGTCAACCAGCAGGATGCGTGTAAGCGAATTTGCGGAGCTATTAGAGCTTATACAGGCATTCGGTACAGAGCGTGGCGTTAAGTGGTCAGACGAAGCGCGACTGGCTCTCGAATGGAAAGCGCGATGGGGAGATCGGGCTGCATGACTATCAAATCAAATACGCCAGCACACGACAAGGACTGCTGGCAAACGCCGCTTTGGCTTTTTGATGCACTGGATATTGAGTTTGGATTCTGGCTGGATTCGGCAGCGAGCGACAAAAATGCTCTGTGCGCTCACTGGCTAACTGAGGACGACGACGCGCTCAATTCTGAGTGGGTAAGCCACGGTGCAATCTGGAATAACCCACCGTACAGCAATATCAGGCCGTGGGTGGAAAAAGCCGCTGAGCAGTGTATACAACAGCGACAGACGGTAGTGATGCTTGTGCCAGAGGATATGTCTGTCGGATGGTTCAGCAAGGCTCTGGAGAGTGTTGACGAAGTTCGTATTATCACTGATGGACGGATTAATTTTATCGAACCATCGACAGGGCTGGAGAAGAAGGGAAACAGCAAAGGCTCCATGCTGCTGATTTGGCGACCGTTCATCAGTCCTCGACGGATGTTTACTACCGTATCCAAAGCGGCATTGATGGCGATCGGGCAGGGCGTCAGGAGGGCTGCATGAGACGACAGCGACGAAGCATCACCGACATAATCTGCGAAAACTGCAAATACCTTCCAACGAAACGCTCCAGAAATAAACGCAAGCTAATCCCAAAAGAATCTGACGTAAAAACCTTCAATTACACAGCCCACCTGTGGGATATCCGGTGGCTAAGATATCGTGCGAGGAAATGACAATGGATTATTCACAGTTAAGTGATTTTGAAATTAACAGAATGGTAGGAGACATAATTTTTAAAGGCCTTTGGGCAAGTAAACCGGAAACATCAGGGAATAACACCAACAAATGGTATTACGGAAATGCTGATACAACTTTTGAGCCATTCAATCATTTGCCTGACTACTGCAATGATCCGAGCGCTTCATGGCCGATTATTGAGAAATACAGGATTTCTATCTTAGACCAGTTAACTGAATGGTGTGTGGATGCAAAAGGCGTAAGCCCAATATTTGATACCAGACCTCTCCGCGCCGCCATGATTGTCTTTCTCCTGATGCAGGAGGCCAATAATGCTTAGCCCATCTCAATCCCTTCAATACCTGAAAGAAAGCATAGAGCGGGCTTCAATGTGCACAGAGTGGATTCTATCTAGGTTTAGCGCATACAGAAGATTGCCGGTAAAGGGCATGCCAAGCAAGTCGATGCTGCATATGCAAAAGAATGCGCGCTGGAAGGTATGGCGAGAACACAGGTTATGTGGCTGAAAGAGGGGGTTATTAAGGCGTGAATACCTACAGCATCACATTACCCTGGCCTCCGAGCAATAATCGCTATTACCGCCATAATCGCGGGCGCACGCACGTCAGCGCAGAGGGGCAGGCATACCGCGATAACGTCGCCCGAATCATTAAAAACGCAATGCTGGATATCGGCCTAGCTATGCCTGTGAAAATCCGCATTGAGTGCCACATGCCGGATCGCCGTCGCCGTGACCTGGATAATCTGCAAAAAGCCGCTTTTGACGCACTCACTAAAGCAGGTTTCTGGCTGGATGATGCTCAGGTCGTTGATTACCGCGTTGTGAAGATGCCTGTTACCAAAGGTGGGAGGCTGGAACTGACCATCACCGAAATGGGGAATGAATGATGTTTGAGTTTAATATGGCAGAATTTCTTCGCCACCGCTGGGGGCGTCTGCGCTTATATCGTTTCCCCGGTTCTGTTTTGACCGATTACCGAATACTGAAGAATTACGCCAAAACCCTGACAGGAGCAGGAGTATGAAGTCAGAGATAACAATCAACTAATACTGTTTTGTTGATTTTTGCTTGTAATTGGCGTTCTGGTCTGATTTTTGTGGAGTAAGTTGATGCGTGATATTCAGATGGTTCTTGAGCGTTGGGGTGCGTGGGCGGCTAATAATCATGAAGATGTGACCTGGTCGTCCATTGCCGCCGGCTTTAAGGGATTAATTCCTTCAAAAGTAAAATCTCGCCCGCAATGTTGTGACGATGACGCGATGATCATTTGCGGGTGCATGGCCCGTCTGAAAAAGAACAACAGCGATTTACACGATTTATTAGTAGATTATTATGTATGTGGTATGACATTCATGTCACTGGCAAGTAAGCATTGCTGCTCGGATGGTTATATCGGGAAAAGGTTACAGAAGGCTGAGGGCATAATTGAAGGGATGTTAATGGCATTAGATATCCGGTTAGATATGGATATCGTTGCTAATAATTCTAATTGATATGCAATTGTTTACTAAAAGTTATTAAAAATGGGGCGTGGAAACGCCCCCAAAATAAAGGGTAATATATAACAGAAGGTTTATATAGTAAGAAGCAAGGTAGTGCTTCTAAAGGAAGTGGCTTGAGGGCTCCACTTATATGTTGCGGAGGCAAAGCCTCCCGCAACATATCTTTTTCGTAAGTCAGATTAGAACTGATAAACCAGACCTACAGCGACGATGTCGTCGGTATCAATACCAGCTGTTTTGGTAAACTTACTATCGTCAATTAAGTTGATTTTGTAATCAACAAAAGTGGACATGTTTTTATTAAAGTAGTAAGTAGCACCGACATCGACATACTTGACTAAGTCTCGGTCACCATGAACACCAAGGTCTTTACCTTTTGACTGAAGGTAAGCAACAGATGGACGCAGACCGAAGTCAAACTGATATTGTGCTACTGCTTCAAAGTTTTGTGCTTTGTTTGCAATATGGTTATTACCAAAAACGGTCATATTCTGAGTTTCAGAATATGTGGTAGCCAGATAGATATTGTTCGCATCATATTTCAGGCCTGCAGCCCATACTTCCGCATTTTTGCCGGAGGCATTGAATTTGCTCTTACCATAGGCGACCTGACCGTCAGTGCGATCTGATTTAGCATAGGTTGCACCCACGCCGAATCCTTCATACTCATAAGTAGTGGAGAAACCGAAACCATCACCATTGGCTTCAGTTACGTCAGTGCGGTCATTTTTACCCTGATACTGAGCAGCAAAGTTCAGGCCATCGACCAGACCAAAGAAGTCGTTGTTACGATAAGTTGCAACACCAGTAGTGCGACCAGTCATGAACACATCTGTTTGGGTCCAGGTATCACCACCGAATTCTGGCAGAACGTCAGTCCACGCACCGATGTCGTATGCTACACCGTAGTTACGGCCGTAATCGATTGAGCCGTAATCACCAAATTTCAGGCCTGCAAATGCAAGACGGGTTTTGTCTTTGGAAGAACCTTGAGATTCAGCACGGTTGCCTTTGAATTCATATTCCCACTGACCGAAACCAGTCAGTTGATCGTTGATTTGAGTTTCGCCTTTGAAGCCCAGACGAACATAAGTTGTGTCGCCATCATCTGCATCGTTAGAAGAGAAGTAGTGCTTAGCATTAACTTTTCCGTACAGATCCAGCTTGTTACTGTCTTTATTGTAAATCTCTGCTGCCTGAGCAGACATCGCCATCAGTACTGATGCAGCTACAGCAGAAATTGCCACTGTTAATTTTTTCATTGTACGCCCTTTTTTTGAACTATTATTAAAAAATGATGTCACTGCGCGATAAATATTCATCTAATCAATGTGATTATTTCAAGATGTAAGTTTTAGTTTCTCATTTAATTTGTGAAGTAGATCTCTATTTTTATCTGAACCTTTTCTATCTAATCCTATTCATGGCTCTTGTCTGAACAAAAATAAATCTATTAGCTAATTTATATTAATGGCACTTATTTATAAGTGCTCTATAATTCTTTAGCTTAATTTAAACAAACTAAAAATAACATCGGAAATTATTAACTGGTTATTTGTTGAAGTTTTCTTATGCATTTGTGGTGGTGTTTTGAACACTCGGTGGCATTCTCACAAATATCATTTAGTAGTTTACGTACGTAAAAAATTGGTTATGCTGTTAAGAGTGGTTACTTCGTCACACAGCTTAAACCCGCCGTCGAGCGGGTTTTTCCATTTTTTGAGTCTCGATATTAGCTGATAACCCAATACCTGAGTTATTCACTGACTCCGAATCTGTTACGTTTCTGCCTTTATTGCGATACGTAGTATCCCCTTAATTTACACCCGCTTTGTCTGCGAGGTGGGGTTATGAAATCCATGGATAAGTTAACAACGGGTGTCGCCTATGGTACCTCAGCAGGTAGTGCCGGGTACTGGTTTTTACAGTTGCTCGATAAAGTCACGCCCTCACAGTGGGCGGCAATAGGTGTGCTGGGTAGCCTGGTATTTGGCCTGCTGACGTACCTGACAAACCTTTATTTCAAGATTAAAGAAGATAAGCGCAAGGCTGCGAGAGGTGAATAATGCCTCCATCATTACGAAAAGCCGTTGCTGCTGCTATTGGTGGCGGAGCAATTGCTATAGCATCAGTGTTAATCACTGGCCCAAGTGGTAACGATGGTCTGGAAGGTGTCAGCTACATACCATACAAAGATATTGTTGGTGTATGGACTGTATGTCACGGGCATACAGGAAAAGACATCATGCTCGGTAAAACGTATACCAAAGCAGAATGCAAAGCCCTCCTGAATAAAGACCTTGCCACGGTCGCCAGACAAATTAACCCGTACATCAAAGTCGATATACCGGAAACAATGCGCGGCGCTCTTTACTCATTCGTTTACAACGTGGGTGCTGGCAATTTCAGAACATCGACGCTTCTTCGCAAAATAAACCAGGGCGATATCAAAGGCGCATGTGATCAGCTACGTCGCTGGACATATGCTGGCGGTAAGCAATGGAAAGGTCTCATGACTCGTCGTGAGATTGAGCGTGAAATCTGTTTGTGGGGTCAGCAATGAACAGAGTAACCGCGATTATCTCCGCTCTGGTTATCTGCATCATCGTCTGCCTGTCATGGGCTGTTAATCATTACCGTGATAACGCCATTACCTACAAAGCCCAGCGCGACAAAAATG